TAACATCATATTTACGGTCACATAAAAAATTTCTTAATTCTTGTATAGAATTAAATTTACCTTGATGCCTTTGTTGTTCATCGTATAAATGATACTTCACGGTTCTTGTTTCTTTCTTCCAATATTATACTTGCTTTCTAAAGTCCATTCGTTTTTTTCTTTAAAACTTAACACTTTGATTTGATTCAGTGGAGCAAGGTCTGCTATTTTATCTTTACTAATACTATTAGTAGTTACCAATCCCCAATCTAATAACAACTGTACGATTCTATTCCTACGTTGAATATCATTCAATGATAAATTAGTATTCTTTCCGTCTAATGCAAATAATTCTTTGAAGTGTACGATATAATACTTACCCTGTTTGTGAAGTATGTGACAGGATTGATATATCTTCTTCTCTTTTCTTGATGCTACACCTATACGTGTTAATGTTTCACGAACTTTTAAAAAATCATCTGGTTCATTTAATGTAACCTCAATCATTTGATCTTGTGACCAATCGATCTCAGGTTCTGTAAACCCAGTCATGTTGTACCTCCAACGTCAATTTTCGCTTTAATGTAATTCAACTGCTCTTTAGTTAATATCTTCAGTGCTTGAATTGCTTTTTCATTACTATAACCATAGTATGATTTGACAATATCAAGATTCTTGATCTTATCTTTGCGGAGCCACGGAGAGAATCTCTTCTTTTTCCTGATACTATTTAGATAAAATTGATATTGAAGGTCTTTTGCCAGGTGTGCATTTAGGTTCATTTCATTGGCAAACATGATGCAATCAAGGTGTGCAGACATACATTTATTGACAATAAATGGAGCGTACTTCTTAATTAACTGAGGATCTTCTAATGTAATATCCTGTTTGTTTAGGTTGATAGAGTTCAACCAATCTTTTAAATCTGCCATATCACCTAATAATATCTATCTCATCTGGATTAGTATTCCAAGTCTCCAACTTGGTTCTCAATCTACCTTCATCTCTCAGTTTAGCATATCTCTTTCCAGCCATCTTTTTCCAATGACCAACTATCTGATCTACTTCAAACCTATCATAGTTGTCAGCTTTGATAAGAGTGTCTTGTTCTCCTAGAATGACCTCTCTACTATTCTTGAATCCATATGTAGACATATAGAAACGCTTCTGTTGAGTAAGATTCTTTGCAGAAATTATTGCATCATTGAACTGCTTTAGTTTCTCAGGGTCGTTCAAACATTTCTTGATAATAGAAATCATCTTTGTCTGAATCTTTAGTTTTCTACTAGAGGCATCTTCTTTTACTAAAAGTTTGTCATTGTTTCTAGCAGTGAACCATTTGTTTAAGTCTTGGAATATAGAATCATGTATCAGAGGAGTAAAGTCACTGACAGTTAATCCTTTATATCTCATATATGGTTTAAGACCATCATACTGTGATGATGATTTTGTTGTTCCATAGAGTGATGTGGTTTCAAATAAACAAATATCTGCATTGTATTTCTTATTCAAGGTCTCTCTAGCGAGATGAGAACAACATAACATTGCTAAAAGTTTGCCACCTAGATAATTAAATCCAAATGGTTGAGTGGGAACAATAATGAATCCCATGATGGCATGTCTATTGAACCTAGTTAGTTCTGGAACATTACCTAACCAATCATTTCTAGGTTTAGAATTTATAGTAGGAGATCCAAATCTACAGAATCCAATAGTCTTATCTGTGGAGGTCTCTTTTACAATCCACTTGAGAGCTTTCCCTGGCACAGATTTCTCTATAGCATGAGATGTAGTGATCTCTAATCTTTCATTAAAGTATTCATTACTAAATCCATTTTTCTCTCCAGCGGGAAAGATTTTGATCTGCATATCGTCAGGGTGCATATCAAAATCAGTGAATAGATCATCCTCAGGCCCCATACCAAATAAAGGCACAGGTAGTTGAGCCATACGATCTAGTTTTACATTACGAAGGTATTCATCAATTCTTCCAGTATTAGAGAAATAGTTGATGAACTTATCTGCCGCATACGCAGCATCAATTTCACTTAGCATCATTGTAAGATGGGCATATTATAATCATCAGGTGCAGAAGGCATTGGTTGATACCTTGGCCCTGGCGTTGTTCTAGGTTGAGACATCTTCAACCCTGTCATCATGACTTCTACTAGTAAATTAATATCAGCAGATATGGCATCATTGGTATCTGCCATCCTACGATATCCATTACCGATATAGATTTGTCCGACAACAACTGCAACAGTTGCTGCACCCCAAAACAGATAGTAACTTGAGGATTTTATTTGTGCTTTAGTTTTAGCAAAAGTTGATTTGGTCATTTGAATTCACACTCCACCATAATTTCGGTCATACATGCCAATAGATTGATCTCCTGATCTGCCACAAAGGCAATCTGATATTGATACTTGGCGATTATCAATACCGCAGCTGCTATACTAGCACCTTCAAGGGTGTCAAATAAAGCGTCGTATACACGACGAAGAAGTACAGAAGGATCATTGTCAAGATTATTGACACACCACTTTCTAACTTCTGGGAATTTCTTCTCTTTAAGATTTTTGATAAGATCATTTATGTTAACCTCAGAGAAACTAGCAAGAATTGAAGAATCAATCTTACCACCAACTGAATGTCTTTGACATTCATTTAACACTCTCCTCCAATCAGGAAAGTGTTTGTTGATTAGTTCTGCTAGAACTTTCTTGTCAGCTTGAACTCCTTCAAGTTCTAGTATTGAAACTAGACGTTTGAAGAACTGTGCTGCAATAGTTGACTTATCTTTACCCTTGACACCAAACTCAATCACTGCACATCTTGAGTGAAGTGGTTCAATGATTCTATTCTTGAAGTTACATGTGAAAATAAATCTACAATTCTTGTAGAAAGATTCTATGTTCGCTCTGAGTAGAAGTTGAACATCATGAGTTGTATTATCTGCCTCATCAATTATGATTACCTTATGTTTCCTATCTGCATCCATCAACGATACGGTAGAAGCAAAGTTCTTTGCCTGATTCCTAACTGTATCTAAAAATCTACCTTCATCCGATCCATTGATTACATAACAATCAACACCAAGTTCAGCACACAATGCTTTTGCAACTGTGGTCTTTCCAATACCAGGCGGGCCTGATAGTAAGAGATTAGGAATCTCTCCCTTTGTCAAAAACTCTCGAAATGTTTTCTTTGTACTCTCTGGAAGAATACAATCATCTATAGTTTTTGGTCTATACTTCTCTACCCATATAAATTCATCCCTCATTTTTATTCGCCACCATATTTACAGAAGGTTGGATTAGTGCAAGTAGATCCTCCACTGTCTGTTTCGAGGGCATCTGTGCTACATAATCTTCCCAATCAGCATATGTGCTTTCTGGTTTGATGTTTGCTATCAATGTGACTCTAGCAATGTTCTTGAGGGTCTCTTCATCCATTTTATCTACTACATACTCGCAGTATTCATGGATAAAATCCTCTCTAGTAATGTGTTTCATAATTAAAATCCTTTGGACTTTTTCTTAGTCTTTGGTTTGTCAATAACGTGTACAACGGCATCAAATGCTGGTAGCCTACAATTATTCCACCACCACTCTTGAACCTCATCCCACGATTCTAAAATAATAGAACGGTCTTTGTGAACTATTTTATAATGATGCCTGCCATATGGCAAGTCACTTGTCTGGGAGAAGTAACGTGGGTCATTTTTTTCAATTAGTTTAGTCATAACCAATGCGGTTTTCTGGATGGGTCACGAAGATAATTAGATGCAGCCCAAGGTTTGCTCGATATATAACGTTTGTAAGCAGTAAAAGTGTCAATGCTTGTGTCATATTTAAACTCATCTGGCCCTGCGAAAGTAAATGATTTTGGTAGGTATGGTGCTGGTGCGGAAGGAATAATAGTTGTTGCTTCTTCTAATGTTTTTTCACAACTATGAATCTTTCCATAGCGCCAAGAATATTCATTACATAGAGCAAGACCATGTGCAAGTAACCACCATGTATTTTCTAGACAAGCATTTGCCCAGATTGTACAGGGATGATTACGAAATGCACCCTTCTCTGTTTTGTATGGTTCACCATTGATACGGTGTAACTCTCCATACCCATGACCCCATTTCTCAGAACACACAATAGATAACATTTGACATGTTTCTAAGGGCATCTTGACAATATGTTTGTCAGGTAAGCAACGTGCAGATAGAGTTGGTGATGGGTCAGTTACAAAGATGTTCATTCAGATGCTCTCCATTCCTTTCTCATTCTAACATAAT